CGCCGCAGCATGACCGAAGAGGCGTATGCGAGCGAGATGGAGTGCGATCCCAACGCCACCATTACCGGACGCATCCTGCTCTCCCACCTGAAGGTCGAACAGGTCACACGGGTTCCGTGGCAACCCGACGGCGGGCCGGTGATGACCGCCTGGGACCTGGGAATGGCGGACACGACGAGCATCTGGACTGCGCAGACCGTCGGTAAGGAGATTCATCTGCTGCACAGCTACGAGGAATCCGGGCAACCGTTGAGCTTCTTCGTCAATTGGCTGCGGAAGTTGCCCTATGCCAAGTATTTTGGCGCGCACCTGATGCCGCACGACACGAATGTCAGGGAATTGGGCACGGGGGTGAGCCGGCTCGAGACCATGCGCAACCTGGGGATGCGCAACATCAAGATCGTTCAGAAGCTACCCAAGGATCAGCAGATCGACGCCGGTCGGATGCTGCTGGCGCGCTGCTGGTTTGACGAGGAAGGGTGCTCCGAAGGGTTGCGGGCGCTGCGGGGATACCAGTTTGCCTGGGATGCGAAGCGCCAGCGCTTCAGCTTGACCCCCCTGCACGACAAGAATTCCAACTTCAGCGACGCCTTCCTCCAACTGGCTGTCGGGATGCGCAAGGCTAACATCCACATGGACAACAATCCAGGTGTTTTCGGGATGACGGACGGGGAGTTGCTGGATATTGACGAGGAACTACCGATCGTGGAGCCATGGACCGACAACACTGGTGTATTTGCCTGAGTTGTGATCTAATCCGCGAATCAATCACCAGAGTTCCCATCAATGGCCAGTGCAAGACGTGTCAGACAGGATGCAGAAGCCGCGGCGAAGCGCTACGCCGAATACGCCAGTTTGATCGCCGGCTACAACGCGCGTGTGGATCAGATGAACAGTGGTAACGAGGCCGCGGTCAATCTCTACAACCAGCAGGTCGCCGAGTTCAAGGCGTTCCAGGAGTCCGTGGAGAAGGGTCAGGCGGTTGCGGTAGCCAACCTTGGACTGAGCACCGCCGGGGGATACGAAAATCTTGTCGAGAAGTTGGAGAAGAACTGGCCAGAGGGTAAGGTGCCGGCACCGCTGACACCTGAGCAGGAGAATATCGCCATCGCAGAACAGGTTCAACAGGCGCAATACATCAATCAGAAGGTGATCGAGGCCAACGCCGCCTGGGCCGCATCGTTTGGGCCGGACGGGCCGCCGCTTGGCGAGCAGCCGCCACCATATGACCCAGCCGCCGATCCCAACTATCCGAAATCGACGGTGCAGCCGACCTGGATCGACAGGGATAGTCCGGAAGGACAGAAGGTCATCCAGCAGTTGAGCAACGTCGGGTCCTATGCCATCGTTGGTGGCAAGGGTGGGAAGATCGTACCCATGGACCTGGATGAGAAGGGGTTCCCGAAAGACGCCGCAACCATGGTCAAGGGTGTCGAGAACCTGGGTGCGCTACCAACCCAGGTCGGGCTATCAACCATCGGCGACAAGCAGCATTGGGTCAATAATGGAGACGGCACGGCCACCAAGTATCTGGCTGGGCCGACCGGATGGTATGCTTCCGGTTCCCCAATCCGGATTCTTGCCTGGGACAAGTCTCCCCCGACACAAAACACCGACGCCGGGCCTGTTCCGGAACAACCGAAGGATTGGAACCCCAGCCTGCGCGAGCGGGCGGAACTGGAAAATCCGACCGTGGATGCGGCCGGTAGTAACATGGCCGCCGCCATGGGTTCCTACGTCAAAACGGGCTTGATGAACGAAGCATCACGCAATTCCGCCTTGGTCGATGAAGCCGGGCAACCACTAACAAGCACCGACACGGGTGTTCTGAACCGTGTCATGCGGGGAATCCTATGACCATCGAAGCCAATCCCGAACAAGCCCTCGAAGAGATCGTCCAGGAAGAGCAGGGTCGCGAGCAAAAGCAGGAACAAGTGCGCGAACAGCTTGCCCAGGTCCTGCTGAAACGTCGTGACCAGGCAGTGCGGTATCGCGCCGGCCTGGGTATCGAGACGCAATGGGCCGAAGACCAGGCGTACTACGAGGGTGAAGAGGAAAGCTCGCGCGTCGCCTATTACAAAGGGATGACCCTTGGCTCACCGCTGCTCGCGAAGCCCAAGAACGACTTCAAGTCCAAGATTTTCCTGAACATCACCCGCCCCTACGTCGAGACTGCTGCATCCAAGGTCATTGAGGTATTGTGTCCGGTCGATGACCGGGCCTTCTCGATCGTTCCCAGCCCGATCCCCTTCGCGGTCATGGGTGGCCAGGAGATGCGCGGGACGGCGATTCCACAGGAAATGGGTGCCCCGCCGGGCCAGGCACCGATGGTTGATCAGAACGGGATGCCTGCTGCACCGCAACAAATCCAGCAACAGCAGGTCGAGAAATCGGTCGAAGACAAGCTGCGGATCGCCGCGCGCGGCGCCGAACGCTGGATCGACGACGCCTTGCAGGAGTGTGGCTACGGCCGGGAACTGCGTCGCCTGGTTGATGACGCGGCCCGCCTGGGCACCGGCATCATGCGCGGCCCGATCCCAACCGTGCGTGTCTCGCGGAAGGTGGATGGCGACCAATTGGTCATGGTCGAAGAGATCGTGCCGGAATCGAAGTGCATCTCGATCTGGAACGCCTTCCCCGATCCAGCGTGCGGAGACAACATCCACAACGGTCAGTATTTCATCGAGCACGACAACCTGACCGAGAAGCAGGTGCGCGAACTGATCGCCGCCCCGGGGTACATCCCGTCGGCCATCGAGGAAGTTCTCAGGCAGGGACCGCAAGAGAACGCGACCACTGCCCTGGTCAAGGCGCCCCACGAATCTTCGGACCAGGTGGCCAAGAACTACCACATCTGGTACTACCACGGGTTCCTGTCGGTCGAGGATGTGGTCGCCATGGGGTGCGATTGCGGTGACATCGAGGGTGGTGTGGCTGCGGTCATCACCATCATCAACGATACCCCCATCAAGGCGCACCTGGCCCCCCTGAGTGCCGGGAAATTCCCCTACGACTTCATGTGCTGGCAGCGCACTGCCGGTAGTCCGTGGGGTATCGGCATTGCCCGTCAGATTCGCGCCTGCCAGTCCATCCTGAACGCCACGGTGCGTTCGATGATGGAGAACGCCGGCCTGTCCAGCGGCCCGCAGATCATCCTTGGTCGCGGCTCGATCATCCCGGCGGATGGAAGCTGGGTCATCACACCGCGGAAGGTGTGGTTGCTCAAGCCGGATGCCGACATCCCGGACGTGACCAAGGCGTTCAACGCCGTCCAGATTCCCAGCATCCAGCAGGAACTGCTCGAGACCGTCAATTTCGTGCTGAAGATGGCCGAGAACGTCACCGGCCTGCCGATCCTGCTGCAAGGGCAGCAGGGACCCACCGGCGTGCCGGAAACCGTCGGCGGGATGCAGATTCTCGTGGCCAACGCTTCGGGCCTGCTGCGCCGCATGGCCCGCATCTTCGACGATTCCATCACAAAGCCGCACGTCACCTCGTACTACGAGTGGATGATGGAGTTTGGCGAGGATGATTCGATCAAGGGTGACTTCCAGGTCATCCCGCGCGGGTCCAGCGCCCTGGTGATCAAGGACATGCGCGCCACTTTCCTGATCCAGGTGGTCCCGCAACTCATCGCGAACCCGAATTTCGGCATCGACCCGGCCCGCTACTTCAAGGAGGTGGCGAAGCTGAACGGTCTAGAACCCAGCGATGTGCAATTCACCGAGGCTGAACTGCAAGCGCTAATGCAGCAAGAAGCCCCGCCCGATCCGCGCGTGCAGGTTGCCCAGATCAGGACCGAAGGTGACCTCAAGAAGACCGAGATGGTGGTTGCCACCGACCAGGCGCGCATTGCCCGCGACATCGATCGCGATCGCGCTTATGTGGAAGCCGAGAACGAGCGCACCAAGACGACGGGCATTGTCAAGATGGCTGAACTCGAACTGCGCCGTGAGCTTTTGATCATGGAACTCGCGCAACGCGATAAACTCAGCATTGACACCATCAAGGCGCAACTTGCGATGAAGGGTGCCGATGTTGATCTGACGCGGGAGTTGGCACAATTCGGTCACCTTAGCGCCCAAGAAGCTCGGGTGACCGACGGTGAATTGGCAAAACAACAAGCTGTGGTTGAAAGCGCTGTGGAAAAGATCGAGCCTCCCGGGCGGGCTCCTGCCGGATATGGTGACTCGCTTTAATGTCGAGAAAAAAGACTGACGAGCAGTTCAGGAAAGATGCACAAAGGGTGCATCCCGGTCTGTACGAGTACCTTGAACCTTATCAAACGGCGCGCACGAAAATGGAGATTCGCTGCCGTCGTTGTGGAAACGTGTTCAAGATGATGCCAAACAGCCACCTTGATGGTCAGGGTTGCGAACCTTGCCGGCGTAGGGATTCTCGTAATGGGGTGCGATATTCCCAAGAAGAACTTCTTGTAAAGATGTCCAGGCTGCACGGGTGGAAGTATGCCTATGATCTCGGTGACTATCGTTCTGTAAATTCAAACATCACGATCGTTTGTCCTGAACATGGTGCTTTTCGTGCCACACCGAGCAACCATCTTCGAGGTAAGGGGTGTGCCAAGTGTGCAAAGTACGGATTCAACCCTGAAGCTCCGGCCTACCTTTATTTGCTGGTGGCAACCTTCAACAAGGAGGAGGTTGTCAAGGTCGGTATCACAAACAATCCGCGAGTTCGTCTTTTGAAAAATCGCAATGCCGATGGGATTGATTGGGTGCTCGCTTGTCAAATCTGGTACGCTCGTGGAAGCGAAGCCATTGCTCGTGAGCAGGTTCTCATATCTAAGTTCGGTTTGCCTTTTCTCGGTAAGGAGCGTTTTTTCATGGACCATAATGTTGCAAGGTGGGTTTTCTCTGAGGTCGCGCT